CCAGCCGATGGCGCGCTCCACGCTCTCGGCCATTGATTTTCCGGTTTCGTGGTCAACGCGTGGCTTGCCCGTTTTCGGGTCGATGCCATCCACGGCGTGGCTGTCCAGGTTCTTTCCGATGTAGGTGGCGATGTAGCTGGTTGGCGTGCCTTTTGAGCCGTCGACGTACTCCGCCTTAAAGCGCGGAGTAATATCATTGCCCAGTTCGTGGCGGTCTTCCTGAATGGCAATATCGCGGGTGTGGGACACAATGGTGTCGATTTCTTCCGGATGAGCAAAGACCATCATATGCCAGTGCACGGTGCCGTCATGGTGAGGCTCCACCGTGCGGATGCCATACCAGCGCAGGCCGTCGCGGTTCAGTTTTTTGCGGACCGCCGCAAAAAACGTGTTAACCAGGTAATCGCTGGAGTCGCGCATGGTGGCCCCGTTCCATTTGGGATTCGGATGACCGTTCTCTGTTGTGGCGTGGTATTTTGACGGGCAGGTGACAGTCAGAAACACCGCTTTGTCGCCACGGGCTTCGGCCAGAAGTTCCAGTCCCTTCATGGTGGCCATCATTTCTGCCTTACGGTGAACCGGGTTACTTACTCCCGCGTAATACACCGTCTCGAGATCAATCGTGAACCCGTCTTCATTTTCCAGCATGAAACTTTTCAGGAAATCGCGTGTTTTCTCGCGCTGTGCGCGAAACTCGCTTAACGCGTCCTGGCTCAGATAGGGTGATGTTTTTCTGGAAACCAGACAGGCGGCGCGGAGTTGTTCTTCTCTCCACTCGCAACGTAACAGCCACAGTTTGCGTTTCCACCAGTCCGCACAGGTCAGGCGAAGGATTGCGCCCGGCAGCAGTTCCGTGTCCGGTTCGTTCCTCCGGTCTTTGTCTGTTGTCAGTGCGTCATAATGTGGAGGCATGGCGTGCAGGTGTAACGCCATGCGGGCCAGCATCTGATACGCCTTCAGCGTTACATCCATGGTCAGCTCGCCATCTCTGGCACCGAAACCATCACAGAGAGTCTCAAAGGTGCTGCTGAACATTGCCGCCGTCATGGTGGCCAGCGTCTGTATCTGGTGCTTGTTAAGCTGCGGCAGGTAAAGCAAATCGTCCAGGCGTTCGCGTCCGGCAAGGGAGCGATAACCCGGTGTCAGCCAGTGTCCGTCAGTGCGATCCAGACGTTCGAATATTTTGCGCAGGGTTCCGCGTGCATAGCGTTCCGCCTGCCAGCTCTTTTTGCCTTTCCGGCGATCGGCTTCCTGTTTTTTGCGCAGGAAGGAGAGGTGGCGAATAAGCGGATCGCGCAGATAGGACGGCAGCAGGCGCAGCGAGGCCATGGCTTCATCCACCGCGCCGCGTGCCTGTTTTCTGGCGTCTCCTGCCAGTGTGATGGTTTTGTCCTGTTTTTCCTGTGCGTCCAGGCTTTTATTAATCAGGTTGCCCAGTGGCGTGGCGGAGAACGCCGCATCAGCCATTTCCTGGCGGCGCTCGTTCTCTACCCGGTAGGCATCCAGCCAGGAGGAAAGCGCGGATTCAGGAGCGGGGATCCCCGTTCCTTCACGCCCCACTGCGTGGCGCGGTTGTTGCCAGTCCCTGATGTACTCCGTTGACATGCTGACTTACTCCGCTTTGCCGCTCAGTGCGGCGTGGCAGACGGCAGCCAGCCGCTGAATTTCCAGCACGGTGTCTTCTGTGTCGGCATGGCGATGTGTGATGCGGGTGCTGTCGGCAATCACATCGACGATTGCAGAGGATGGGCGCTGGTAAATGCCAATAACGGACGGGGTGCCACCTTCAATGCGGTAAAGCCTGTAATTTCCCTCGTGGCTGTCAATCATGTAGCGACCATCAATAACAATCTTTCCGTCAGCGAGCTGCGGTACAGACAGGGATTTCAGGTACATGTCATAACGATCACGCACGCGAGCGGCAAGATCACGCTCTGTGTTGAGCAGGTATTCAAGAAAGTCGTTGGCGAGAATCATTGCGGCAATCCTCTTGTTACAGATGTGCGAAGGCCTCCCGCCGCAAGGTGCAGGAAAGGCCTGGTACCGGAATTAATGGAGTTTGTTTTGCTGCTGGATGAGATCCTGAAGAGACAGGAGGTCTTCCGCCAGATAGCTGAATACAGCGGCGCAGTAGTCGGCTGAAATAGTGCTGTTGAGTCTGTGCAATGTGTTGGATTGCATGATAAAGGCGATGTGTGCAGCGCGGGTGAGTCTGCGATCGATTTCAGTCTGGATGTGACGACGTGCAGCGTATGCGCGCTGTTGTTTGCGGTTTGCCATGGTGTGGCCTCTGTAGTTGCAAGTTTTGAAAACTCACCATCCAGAGGTGGAAAACTCGGGGCGGTGAGACGTACAGGGTTTCCACAACCGGCAACTACAGAACCCGGCCCGACCGAAGTCGGCCCCATACGCCCCACCATAATTCTGACGCGAAAAAGACGTGGCGATACAGTACGCACAAAAAAACCGCTGGCGCGGTTGTGCGCTGTAGTTGTCAGCGGGGTGGAAATCCCGGCACCCGTTTTATGAGGTGCAGCGGAAATGTAACCTGACTGATTGCGGCATGGCAAGCGGTTTTTTTGTGAGAACGGCATACTAAAAAATCCTGATACTGCTCCGGCCAGCGGTTTTCACTGGCCGGATTTAATTACTTCACGGGAACGAACGGAACAGCGGTGTTACTGGTCATGTATTGCGGCAGCGTGCCGTTCCATTTGTTGATCGCTTCCAGCTCCATAACGCCGGGATTCTGGCGCAGAGCTTCGCCGCGTAAACGAATGGCGTCGGCTTCAGCCTGGGCTTTTGTGCGAATGGCATCGGCCTGTCCGGCAGCTTCTGCGCGCAGCATGTTGGCTTCAGCTTCGCGTTGCTTGACTTCCTGTTCACGTTGCAGGGTTTTCTGGTTTGCCGTGACTTTGGCGTTAATGCTGTCGATAACGGTTGGCGGATATTCCGGTTTACCGACATAAGAGAGGCTCATGACCTGAATGCCGATGGGGGTCATCTCTTCCTGAATATCTTTAAGTGCTGAATCCAGCAGTTCAGACTTACCACCGTCGATAAACTTATCGGTGGTCATTTTGCTGGCCAGTCGGTTGAGTGCATCGGCGATCTTCTGGCGCAGGTCAGTGTCGGTAATGTCATCCACGCCTTTGCGGTAGGTCTGAAACACTGTGGTAACTTTGGATGGATCAACCTTGTAGGCCACACCGATGTGATAGCCGATGGTTGTGCCGTCACTCATCTGGAAGCTGAACGGCTCATCGTAGGTCTTCATTTGTTTGAAGGTCGGGAAGATGTAAACCTCTGTATTCCAGCCTGTCCAGTAGCGGCCAACGCCAACCACTTCACCGACTCCTTTGTCGTCGCCCAGTTTGTTGACTTTGATGCCCACATTACCTGGCTCAACGCGATCGCAACCAACCAGCAGGATGGCGGCAAAAAGCGGGATAATCTGAAAGAGTCTGAATTTCTTCATTGTTTGATTTCCTTGATGTACTTACTGAAAAGGCGAACAACGCCTGCCGGGTACAGCATGGCAATGAAAATGCCCAGCAATACCAGGAAGGAGCTGTCTGATGAAATCATTCGGGGGAGTAGTCCTGCATACAGAATGAGAGAAATGAGGACGCATACCAGCGCCCACATGTATGCGCGAAACCAGGTCTTTTTGTTCATGTTGATTGCTCTCTTTTGTTATTCAGGAAAAAGTCAAAAACGTTATCGATGCGCATCATGAGTTCGCGCTGCATCGCTTCTGGTGTTTCCGGTTCGCCAGGCGACCCCAGCGTTGCGCAGAAATCAGCGATCTCGTGTTGAATGAGTTCTTTCAGCGTCGGTAAGGAATTCATGTGTGTGCGGCGATGCTTGCGTGTGATTCGCCTTCTGCTCATTTACGCTGCTCCTGTACCTGTCGGATAAGATTTACTCGCGCCACGTTGGTGGCGCAGAAGTAAGTGCCGTCAGTGAGGTAGATGTGGTGTGCATCCTTTTCCGAACGATGTTTGTCGATAGTGGTAATCAGGCGTTCGTCGACTTCGTATTCACGTCCTCTGGAGGTAAAGCGAACGACGGGAAAATGCTTAATTGCCATTGCCCCCCTTTTTTTGTCCAGTAACCCTATGCGTTAAATACGGTGTGTTGGGCGTCATCAATGAATGCGACTTGAGAGCGCTCTATCAGGTGGAGATTTGTCAGAAGCGCTGATTCCCTTATGGGGTAAGGAGTGATCAGGTATTTGTCCTGTAATCCGGCGATAATGGTGTATCGCTGTGGCTCTGAGCCAATTGTGTAAATAAGGCGTCCGGTGTTAGATAAATCCAGTCCGGTGACTGGTTGAGTTTTGAAAAGCGTAAGTTCCGCACCCTGTTCTTCGATGATTTTGGCGGCTTCTGCCGTGACTTTTGCAACTATCATTGTGTGGGTAGCGACGTCTATATGATTATTTGCTACGGCTTTTTTCGCCACTTCGCTTTCCATCTTTGAAATTTCTTTCAGTGCTCTGATAATACCTTCTTCTTTTGCGTTCATTTTATATCTCCGTTATTTACGTGTGCGAATACCTCCGCGCATGCGGATTGTTTTCACGTTTTCTTATTTAACCTGATGTTTTATTTGTATGGTTATTCACCAGTGAAAAAACGTTCGATCTTTTTTACTGAATGAATAATTCGCATAATCCCAATGGCGCAGGCCACCGAAATAATCATAACAAGCCATGAGATAAATATACTCATGCGATATTCCCCAGCTTATACGGTTCAATATGTTCCCCGCATTCTGCGGCGCAGATAAGCTCAGAAAGTTCGTTAAGTGCATCCAGATCATCAGCGTAAAAAGCCACGTCATACAGACTCCGGATTGCCCTGGTCAATGAGTCACGGGCTGCACGTTCAGCATGAGTGCCTGATGCACTTAAGCGAAAATAAAAACGCTCAAGTGCTTTGTTAATGAGAGTTTTATATTCTTTGCCCATCGCAACACCCTTTAATCTGCTTTCTGGATTTCAGCTTCTGAATCCATACAAATAATTTCGATATAGGGTTCATCGCCATGAACCTGGTGTGCCTTTTCAGCTTCGCTAATGATTTCTCGTACGGTCTGGTACGGAAGTTCCACAAGCAGTCGCGTACCGTTCAGATAAACGTAAGTGGCTTCGTCGGCTCCGTTTTTACCCGCCGGAGTCACTCCATCAATAGCGGATGCACGTAATAACAGTTCACCGCGAAAATCAATAAAACGGATAAATACACCTTGTGCATGGTCTTTAGTCATAAAGCACCTGTTATAAATCAGCCTGTTTAATAAAACTTTGCCCGCGAAGCAGACGATCAACCGTGCGTAGTGCTTCGTATAATGTGAAATCCTGTCCGAACTGATTGTCGCCGCTGCTCAGGGCAAAAATGCGGCTTCCGGTAAACGGATTACGCGGGCATTTGTGGACCACGATTCCAGCTTTCTCAATCAGCCAGGCGTGTTCGCCGATTTGTTTTACGGGGTAGCCATCCGGCGTTGCGTGTGTTTCGCTCAGGCTGTAGCGAGAGCTGCTACGTGATGCGCTGGTAGCGAAACGGTTGGCATGGCGTTCCGCCCCGTTGCGGAAGCGCTGTTGTGAAGAATTGCGCTGTTCCTTCATATCAAAATACTCCGCCTAAAATGAATTATGGTTTGAGTTATGCTGCTTTACCGCTGATGTTTCTGTTTCGTCTGCCACTTGTTGGCTTAAACAAAAACAGACGGTTTTCCCAGTCGTGCCATTCCTGAGGTGCGTTTTCGATGAGGCGATCGCATGCTTCATCCCACGCTTTTCTGTTGATGTAGAGTTCAGCGTTTCCGCCTGGTTTGAGAGGGTCCGCCATATACACCGCAGGTAGCTTTCCTGCTTTGGCCATGCTTACGATGGCGTCAACGGTCTTTCCGATATACATCGCAAATCCTTCTTTTGACAGGAGATGCGAGGGATTTTCTGAAAGTCGAATTTCTTCACGTTCACGTGCTTTGCGTCCTGTTTTTTGATGCTCACCTTCTGGCATTTCTGACAGGTGATCGCATCGTGTTCCGCAAAGTGACTCAGGCGCGTTTTGAGTGCTTTCTTGCATCTGATATCCTCCGCCATTGGTGCTCTTTCTAATTGGCACTAGTTGGAACCACTTAGAACATTTGTTTGCTGTTCATATGTGGTGTTAATCTACACATATGTAGGAGTTTGTCAAATGGACATTCCTCAAAAAATTCGCGTCATGCGCAAATCTGAAGATCTCACTCAGCGGGAATTCGCTGATATGATTGGAATTTCTTATTCTGCTCTGACCAGTTATGAGTATGGTCGTAACCTTCCTGGCCTTGAGATCACTATCAAGCTTTTCAAGCACCCGAGATTTTCTAAATACCGCGACTGGTTTCTGTTTGATGAAGTTGAACCCAAGGCCGGGCAGGTTGTACCGGCTCTCGCACACATTGGGCAAGGCGAAGCGGAATCATCCCGCTCCGGCAAGAAGACTGGTTAACGGTTCACCAGGCATTTATTTCCCAGAGCTGTGATCAAGATGATGTTTTCATTGGAGGGCTTCCTTATGTCGATTAAGAAGCTCGCTAATGGCAAATTCTGTGTGGACGTGCGGCCAGCTGGATCAGAAGGAAAAAGATTCAGGCGGCGATTTGATACTCGTGGTGAGGCTGTTTTGTATGAGCGTCATGTATTGCAGCATTACCACGACAAAGACTGGGTTGATAAGCCAACAGAACGGCGCTCGCTGAGGGAGTTGCTGGATTGTTGGTGGCTATACCACGGGAAAAATCATCCTTACGGTGCGATGGAGCGAGTGCGTATTTCTGCGGTCATTAGTGATCTTGAAAGTATTAATGTTACACGCAGCGACCAACTTACTCGTAAGAACATAATTAATTATCGGTTATTGTTGCTTAACCGCGGAATAAAACAATCCACGGTTAATCGTTATTGCGCAATGATGAGTGGTTTCTTCACAAAACTAATTGACGCAGAGGAATATTCTGGGGCTAATCCGTTTCATGATGTGAAAAAACTTAATATCAAACAGCCTGAAATGGCTTATTTGTATCATGAAGATATTCCACGATTACTGGAGTTGTTATCTGGTGATGAATTAAAAGCTGTCTTGTTGTGTCTGGCAACAGGTGGAAGATGGAGTGAGGTTGCAAATATCAAGGGGGAGCATGTTATTAGCGGCAAAGTCATTTTTATGGAAACCAAAAATGGGAAGCGTCGCGTTATACCTATATCGTCAGAACTGGAGTGCATGATTAAAACAAAGGCCACTGGTCGTTTAATTTATCCAAGTTATGCCGCTGTCAGAGCTGCTATCAGAAAGGTGAGGCCCGATCTTCCTGAAGGGCAGTCAATACATGTTTTACGGCATACCTTTGCCACTCACTTCATGATTAATGGTGGGAATATCATCACTTTGCAGAGAATACTTGGGCATAGCACTATTCAGCAGACGATGACTTATGCCCATTTTGCACCGGATTATCTGCAGGATGCTGTGCGCTTTAATCCTGTGGCTGAGTTGTCCAGATATTGCCCATAA